TTGCAAATCTTTGACCAGCTTGTACTACAATACCAAGTAAATTTAATAATGTTTGCGATGGTTCTTTGTATGGTAATGGAAAGAATGCATCACGTAACGATCCACCGGGTGCATCAACATCTTTGAATTCACCTGGTTGTATTGGCGATGCTTCATCTCTAACTCTAACACCTCTTTGTTTAAATCCTGCTGGTAAGTTTGATAAAGTTCCAGCGTCTAATAATTGACGGAGAGCCGCCGTTGCCGTACGACTCAATCCGCCAATCATGTGAATGAGTCCAAA